AAAGTATTTCCTCTTGGTAATAAATTTGTATAGAATTGATAAACCGTCTTTGGTTTCAATTCCCAATATTGTTGTATTTCATTTACAACTTCAATCCACTCGGCTTTCATTGATAAAAATCTATGAACCATATAATTGTTCCAAGTTTTTTTATCAGCGTCTGTAATGTTCTCCCAATAGTTTTGGTTCTGAACATTTGTAACTTGTTTTATATGGTCAAATAGTGTTTTTGTTTTCATAGTGAATAACCTTTAGATATAAATAAATAGTTCATAGCAATCTCAAAATGTAAATTATTTAATATTGATTCGTTAATGGAACTCTTTTATAATTAACTCTGTGCTTATCGTAATCTGTGCTATCTAAATAGAAATCTTTTATTTTGTCTGATTTTTTCTTGCTCTCTAAAACTATCGTCTCTTTACAACTAACTTTTATATCTTTACCAAAGAAGTTATCATCTTTACCGATTAATAACCTAAAATTATAGAATAATTTACCAGATTTTAATTTAAATTTTAATTTAAAATGTGAGTTTTCACAATTATATCCTATAAATTTATCTGTATAAGCAAACTCATAATCATAATCGTCTGCAGCATTATGAACTAACCAAGAAAAACTTTTCATTACTTGTATCAATTCTCTTTTTATTATCTCACCAACTTCACTTTCTTCTTCAAAATGAAGAAAGTCTGAAAATATAAAGTCTTCATCATACTTTGACTTTAACTCAATCTTATCCGTTTTAACTTCCGTGAAGGTTTTAAAACTAGCTTCAACTACATTCATACCCAGACTTCTTGAAAACATATTAATAAAATATCCTCTCAAGTGTCTAACCACCAGAGTATTTGTTAAGTCGTTTGAAATCCAACAATTAAATATTTCTTTATCTTTTGCTACTTCAAAATCATCTCTAAATATATCAAGTGGTGTTTTATCCAACACATCCGTAGCTTGCATTAAATTTAATCTCGTTGGTGATGTTGTATCTTCAGCGAGAAAATACTTTGAATTCTCTAATAAGAATTTAATCGTTAATAAGAAATCCATAAAGTTTTCTTTTGGATAACCTGGTATCCAATTTGCATAGATTCCTGTTTTACTTTCATAACTTGATTTCAAGAAATGACTAACATCATCAATAGTTTGATTTTTTTCCATCAATGCCAGAAGTTTGTTAACACCTGCTTCTGTTCCTACTCTCATATGAATTAGTCCGTGTTTTACTGCTTTCTTTAATAATTCTGTATCTAATTTTTTGTGTGTTCTGAAGAAACCACTCCAATGAATATGCATATCTTCCTCTTCGAGTCTTCTAACAAACTCTTTAAACTTTCTCATAGAACCATTAATCAAAGAGTCTGTAAACCAAAATGCATTTGTTCCATACTTTTCAGATTGTTCTTTCATTTCCACGATAATCTTTTCAAAATTCTTGAAACGATACAATCTTGTCTCTTGACAAAATGTGCATTTGAAAGTGCAACCTCTTGATGATTGAATTGGTAATGTTTTTGGTATATCTGCATAATCACACAATTCGAAGTAATCTTCCATTACCTGTTTATCCCAAGTTGGTGGTTTCAAAGTGTCTAATACCATAGCTCTCACTTTTCCATTAAAAACTGGCTTTCTTCCACTACGACCTTTTGGTAACACGGTAGGAAAACTTGGTGTCATTTTATCCCAACGCCAGATACCACCTATATTTTCATAGTGTCCTTGTTCATAATACTTATCAACTAAATCTTTTATTATTAATTCACCCTCATTTTCACTACAAGCCACGTCAACATACTCTCTATATATTCCGTCCTCTTCCAAACTACCACTATCACAATACCAAGAGAAAGGCCCACCATACCAAATCTGTGTGTTCTTATTTTTTTGTTTTATGTATCTAGCTATGTAGTCTGTGATGATAATGTTTGAAGTATAAACTGAAAATGCTACTACATCATAAGTTGCCAATTCATCGATATACTTTTGCCAATATTCTCTGAAAAAAGGTATCACATCATTAATAACATTTTTTCTTTCGTTCCAGGGTTTATCGTTTTCCCAATCATATAAATCTCTAAACTTTTTATCACCCTTTTTTAAAAAATATAATGATGAACCAATATTTAAGTCAAATTGTTTAACTTCAACATTTGGATTATCTATGTGAGATGTCAGACTACCTAAAGCGAAAGAAGGTGTGATGTCTGACCATTGTGGACATATTACGAGTGCTAATTTCATATAGACTCCGTTACAAATATTTTTTTGTGTAGAAAACTTATCATATCTTCATAATATAATATCCTATGATTAGGATGAAGTTCAACTAACTCTATCATTTTTTCATTGGCATTGATAAGTTCTTGTTTATCAAGTTCAATACCTACAAGCTTTTGATACGATTTAATCTGCGAGTCTATGTCCTTTCGAAGTAATAGAAATACTATATCAGAGTAATTCAGAATTTCTAATAAATAATCTTTACTATTTTCATAATCACATTTCATACTTTTCCATTCAGATTTTGACATAAAATACTCAAATCCCATAGAATCAATAATATTCTTATGTTTTTCAAATTTAGGTTCGTTCCAAAACTCTTGGCCTGTGATTTGTTCTAAAGTTTTCTTAAAGTTGGTAGAACCAACTCTATAATGTGATAATATGACGATTTTAGGCATTATTTAAATGTATTACCTTCCATCCAAGAAATGATAGAATATCTAATACCCTTTGTGATAGGTGTAACTCTATGTGATAAAAATGAAGGAAATACTAATAAACAACCTCTGGTTTTGTTTCCTTTAATCAATCCACTACCCTCTTTATCAGTAATACCAAATTCAAAATCTCCACCCTCATAATCATTTTCATTAGATAACTGAATAATTGCTGTAAGTTTTCTCATTGAACACTCATTTCTACCGATATCAGTATGCCAATTATAAGTCCCACCGATACCATATTTTAGAAATCTTAATCCGTCAATACTTTCTACGTCATAATTAAAGTATTGTGTGTTTGCAATTTTGACTGCAGTATTTACTTTGTTGAATAGATTTTCGTCAAGAAAGTTTACATTTAATGTTTGTCTAACATTTTTATTAACAATCTCTTCATCATAATTTCCTGCAAGTTTTCCGTCTGTCAATTCTTCTGTGTCAAGTTTTTTAATCCACTCATCACACTCTGAATCACTTAAAAAATTTTCTCTATATATAATAAACTCAAATGTATCATTCTGTATCATTTAAAGTGGTCTCCTATGAATAATTCTTGTATTACATATCGTTTTCCTTTTGTAACTGGAGTTACTCTATGAGATATGAATGATGGGAATATAGTCAATGAACCTTTTAACTTATTCATCTTAAACCAATCACCTGTTTCTTCATCTTGGAAACCAAACTGAACTTCTCCACCCTCAAATTCATTTGGGTCTGTCAATTGTAGTATTGCTACAAGTTTTCGAAGTGAACAAATGCCAGGATTAAAATCAGCGTGCCAAGTATAATGACCACCCTTTCCATACTCAATCATCTTTAATTCACCATCAGTATCTTCTATGTCAAAGTGATATACTTTATCATTAACCATATTTACAATACCTCTGATTTTATCAGATAACCAATTCCAATCACCATTTGGATAATCAGGTCTGAACTCATTATCTACTTGTGGTAGTAAGTAATACTCTGTTGTTTTTCTTACATTAGGTATAATTTGATTCTCCAATGGATTACCTTGTTCATCTCTTGAACCAACACAACCGGTTGTGCCCTGTTCTGATGTTTTGATAGTTTCTATCAATTCATCACATTTTTCGTGTGATAAAAATGTTGGTATTTGTATTGACCATTGAAAGTCGTTGTTTTGTTTCATTTAAATGTGTTTCCTTGTGCGAATGATATTAACATATGTCTGTCTGCTTTTGTAAATTTTAAAACTTTGTGTGCTGCGAATGATGGAAATATAACTATTCTACCTTTTTTTGATGGTATTTTGTCTCCCAAGATTTGAAGTTCTCCACCCTCATAATCATCATTCAAAAATACAACCGCTGTAAGTTTGGTTGTAGTGTCGACACTTCTTCCTGGTCCAGGTGCGAAGTCTACGTGTTGGTGTTCATCTTCTTTGAAAGTATCAACTGAATATGATTTACCACAAGAGATTTGAATTCCAGATAAATCAAACTTATATACTAAATCATTTGATAATTTAATTACATTCCATAATCTATTTAATAATTCTTCATCTTCATTAACACTACTGGCTTTATTTAATAGACCTGCCATTTCATTTTCGGCAGGATTTACCTCTTTTGTGTTAGTATCAAATAATTGTATTTGTTTATCACACTCTTCTGGTGATAAAAAATTATCTCTTACTAAAAACCATTTAAAATTGTCATTACGTATCAGACTCATCTGAAACTAAAACCTTATTTGCGAAATAATTTTTACCATTATCCGTTCTGTTTATATTGTATGTAATTTCTTGAACATTATCCACTTCAATCTGTTTCACCTCTACCTTATTTAATCCATCATTTAAAACTACATCACCAATAGTTAATGGTCTGTAATCTGAATCTACTTCAGAATCCCCAACTATATAAAATGGATGATTGTCTGTTGCTCTGATTTCTGTATTATCGTCAAACGTATATCTTACAATATTGTCGTGTAAGACTTTTACGGTTTCTAATACCGTTGAATTTTGTAATTTACCAGTTTCCACATCATATGTTTTGATTTTATCATTTGGTCTAATCTTACAAATCTCTTGATAAGTTCCATCAGCTAATGTAACCATAGTGTCATATGTAAAACAAAATTTATTTGGAATATTGTGAACCAAGATATTACTTGAAAAGTAAGTATCAATATCCTCAACATCTAATGAATAGAATTCTGTTTCTTGTGCTACTTCTGATATTGAAGTTATCTCTACTGCACTTCCTGATGTATCTAAAAAGTATTCCCCTATTTCTATGTCTTTTGGTGATTGCCAACTCCAAGTATCTCCTTGTCTTACAAAGAACAATTGTTGTCTGGCTTGAGCTTGTAGTGAAACTGGAAGTTTAAGACTACCATTTACCAAGTAATATCCATAAAATCCCTTATTCATATTTCTAATCACTACTGAACCTGAAGCTGTTGAACCTGATAAGTCTGTTGATGTATAGTTTGTCCAATCGTCTGCGAACATTTCATCTGGCATTCCTGCTGGTAAATAAGATTTTACAACATCTCCGACCTCTACATCTTGAATTTGTTTTGTTGAGCCGTCATACATTGTAACTGAACTACCACTTGGTGTTGTATATGCTACCTGATTTCTCATTTGGAACTCATCTTTTCCACTTGGTAATACCCATTTAAAAGTTTCATCTAATGGAATATTATAATCTTGATATTTTATTTGTTTATCAGGTGTCATCCAATAATATTTTTTAGTTATTGGATTATATCCCTCACTACTCTTTTCACTACCACTTGGAATTATATAATCCTCAATCAATAGTGAACCACTATCTACGGCGTTTTGATAAGTAGGATTTGAAGCAGTGTATTTATAAAAATTCATCTTTCGGTCTTGTAATCCACCATCAATATCAGGGTCTTTTACCACAAAATCTGGGTGGTATGTATTAGATGTTGAAAATGAACCCGTATTGAACAATGGTGATACACTCGCACTTTCAGGTGATACACCCAATATACCTCTAAATATTTCTTTATTAAATGAACCACTAACTATGTTTAATAGTGTATCATCACTAAACCAAGGCGTTTGTAAAAATAAGTGAAAACTACCTGTATGGTCATTACTTCCTCTTTGAGAAAAGTATGGTATTGATGTATTTTCTGTATACTCAAAACTTGAACTGATATTGTGTCGTGCAAAACTTGCACTTATTAATGGTTGCTGAAATACTGACGGGTTTTGTTTTTTACTATCATTTTGCCCATAAACATATACTTTTGAGCAACCCTTTTCATTTGCATAATCTGAAATTAAGTTGTATGATGCTGTTTGTTCATTTAATGAACCATAAACACCACAAGCTGTATTCATTTCATTGAAATATACATTTCCTGAACCACTTTCTTCAATGTAGTCGATACCTGCCATAACACCAATATTGGTATTACTTGGCCACCCACCACCACTTCCTGTGATATAATTTAAATAATTTTCTATTTTTGTTTGAACTGACATAATTTTTTCCTATGTATATAAATATCAGATATCTTCTAATTTAGTATAATAAAATATGTTTTCTTGTCTCATAACCTTTAATGCTGGTTTATTCCAACTTTCTAACATAATTGAAGCATTTTCGTGTCCTTTTTTGACAACTTCATTACATCTTAACCATACTAAATCACTACCCAATCCTTTATTTCTGTGTTCTGGCATTACATAACGATTACATAAGTAGGGATATTTTTTATTCCAATCTATAAAACACCAACCACCTTCAACTAAATAAAAACTCCAATTATCTTGTAATCTATCTCGTAAATCAGTTAAAGTCCACTCTTTCCAGGGTTTTCCAAATGAATCTTGAAAGTTATCTAACTCTTTTGATATCATTTCTATTTGTTCCCATTTTATATCATTGTAGTTTGTAAACTCTTGATATTCTGGAACTTCTTTTGGTTTATAATTACTTAATTCTATCTTGTAATACATTTGTTAATCCGATTAATAAATACTTTGCCAATCTTGTATGTTGATTTTCAGTTGGATGTATTCTATCTTCAACCAATGTCATAATCTCTTTTGTGTTTAAAAAAGAATCTGGTAATAAATCAAGTTCATTTTCTATTGGCATAAACTGAACTAATTCGTGTCCAAATTGTTTACATAAAGAATCTACACTCCAAATGTATCTCAATAATTTTTCATTATCAACATCATCATTTTGAAATTTTGTATAGTATTCAGATGAATAAACTATACTTTCTTTTTTTAAATTTTCTTTTTTAAAGTCTTTATTAAAATCTGGAACAATTCCTCTGAACATATTTCTCTTCTCACTCCAATACTCTGTTCTATGTGGAAATGTCCATTGTATTGTATAAATAGTTTTTTGTTTATTATTTATCAAGTGGTCAAAAAATGTTCTGAAAATTCTATCGTTGCTACCACCTCTCCAACCATTGTTCTCAACATCAAAATCTAAAAACGAACCCAATACATAAGGATAACTTTTTTTAGATGCCTTTTCATATTTTAATTTAAGTGGCATATAGTTTCGTTTGTCTGATTTATCATTAAACCAATCTGGTAAATCATCTAACTCTTCACCAAATGTGAAACTACAACCGAATGAAGTTATTTGCATTTTTCCTCTATAATTTTCTTTAACTTTTCTGCGTATAACTTATGTGATTTTGGACCTGGATGGCCTGTTTCTGTATAGTCTACACAATCAAATTTTACATCTACAAAATCTTTAGGAACATCTGACTTTGCGTCTCTATGTTTTCCCCAAGTTCCCCAAATAATTTTATCACGACCAACAAATTTATTTATCATTTCATAGTGATGTAATAAACTGAAATAAATATTATACTCATTATATTTGAAATCTTCTGGAACACTCCAAGATTTATAAACAACTCCATCATCATCAAACCAAATTCTTCTAAATGTATGTGGAATTGTAATGATGAATAATTGTCTTCTTGATTCTGGTATATAAACTTCAGTTAGTTTCTTGGCTGCAAAATCTAAACCTGTTCCACCACCAGCGTAATTGTGAATCGCTGTATTTTCATCACCTAATAAATGTGCAAAAGTTTCTTCTTGTTCTAAATCCCAACCATAAGTCCAACTACAACCCAATGTATAGATTTGTCTTCTGGCATTTTCATCATTGTAGATTGGGTCGTGTTGTCTACCACCATCTAATCTACCATTATTTTTTTGGTATATATTTAGACCTTCTTCTTTTCCGTCTTCATATACTCTATAATCATCATAGTAGAGTTTTTCTACATTATATCTAATTTTCTTGTTCATTATACCAACCATTATCTCTCATTATGGTTTTTATTTGTTCAGCGTATAACTTATGAGATTCTGGACCTGGATGTCTTCCAGCGTAGTCGTGTAAATCAAAAAATACATCTATCATATTCTTTGGTATCTCATCATCCCACGTTCCCCATATGATTTTTTCTCTACCGATTAAACGATTTAGAATTTCATAATGATGATAGAAATATAAAAAATGATTATACTCATTTACTTCTGCAGCTACTGGCTTATCCCAAGTTCTACGAGCTGTTCCATTGTCTTCAAAATGCATTCTTCTAAAACTATGTGGAACCGTTATAACATAAACAAAATTTGGATTTTCTTTATGATTAAAGTTATGATATACTTCTGTAACTTTCTTCACTGCCCAATCTAAACCTGTTTTACCACCACCATAGTTCCAAACTGATGTGTTTTCATCACCTAATAAGTGAACAAAACACTCTTCTTGTTTTACGTCCCAACCATATGTCCAACTATCTCCGAAACAATGAATTTGTAATGGAGCGTTTTTGTCATTATACTTTGGGTCTTGATATCTACTTTTATCATCTTGATAAAGATGTTGTGATAGTGTTAATGGAATAGATTTTTTACCTGTTCCTTCTTCTACATATCTATGGTCAATACTTTGACCAATATCTGAACCATCTTCTTTAACGTTGATATATCTTACTTCTTCATTGTAATATTTTTCAACGTGTTTTATTGTTTTGTCGGAATATAATGTATCAGCGTCTGTTATACCACTTTGCTTACTTGTTGGTGGTTTCCAACCTTTTATAACATCAATGATACCCACGATTATTCTCCTGGTCTACGTGCTGGCTCACCTGGTTTTGCTAAACCTGCTGACTCTAACATATTTTGTGGAACTTTTCCACAACTACCACAAGTAAAAACTTGAATCGGAACGATTGATTCTTTACCTGTTGGTGATACTAATGCCGATATTTTCTTTAAAAAGAAAGCCGGTGTGAAAGCTGCGTTTCCACAATCCTCACAAGATATTGTATCTGATTCTGTTAAGTCAATTTGTGGTTGTGCTTTTGGTGGCATTCCGTCTGGATGACTACTCATTTAATACTCCCTATTAATTCAACAAACATAGCCATAACATTGATTTCTTTATCAACTACTACTGCGTCTGATTGTTGGTATTTACTTAAAATCAATATACACTCGGCGATATGTCCTGCTCCCCAATCATCTACGGTATCAAACATCAATCTGAATAAATCAGAAAAGTCCGTTACCTTTGAATCTGCTAACAATTGTCTAATGTTTTTAAATGAATTCTTTTTATCTTGTGTTTTCAATATATCCATCACTTGATTTTTATAATCATTTTGAACAATAGTATTTTCATCAATTGTTAATTTGGAATCTACGACTTGTCTTTGAGCGCCATTGATTACTCTTCTGATATCTGGATAACCACTATTTACAATGGTTGCGATATCTTTGACATCATATTGAACATTTTCATTTGTCAATACGTTTGCCAAGTGTTGTGCTACTTGTTTTCTATCAGGTGGAATTATCTGAAATGATTGACAACGACTTTGTATCGGGTCAATTATTCTTTCCACATAATTACAAGTCAATATAAAACGACAATTCTTTGAGAAAGTTTCCATAAGATTACGAAGTGCGGCTTGTGCGTTTGGTGTAATGTAATCACACTCGTCCAAGATAATCACTTTCATATCTTTGAAACCTAATGTTGATGCGAAGTTCTTGACTTTCTCACGAACTACATCTACACTATTCTCATCAGATGCGTTGATATAAAGATAATCACAATCAATATTATTCACTAATAATTTAGCAAGAGTAGTTTTACCTGTTCCTGCTCTACCGAATAATAATAGATGTGGAATATCCCCACTTTCAAGATATACCGACACCTTACTTTTTAAATGGTCATTACCAATGTAATTGTCCAATGATGTCGGTCTATATTTTTCAACCCATAATGT